AGTATAAACCTGAAATGTGTGAGACTGTTGTTGAGCTTATGAAGGAAGGTGCGAGCCAAGAAGAGGTGATAGGTTCTTTAGATATTTCAAAGGATACCTACTACCGTTGGAAGGAAGAAAACAAAGAATTTTCGGACTCCATAAAAAGAGGCATTAGTTTATCAAGGGCTTGGTGGGAGAAAGAGGGTCGTATTAGTTTAAGGGATAGAGAGTTTAACTACACTGGTTGGTACATGAATATGAAGAATAGATTTAAGTGGGCTGACAAACAGGATGTCCATAATACCGGTGACATGCAGCTCAATGTAGTAACTGGAATCCAAAGAGCACCAGGGGATGAAGACTAGATGTCCACTCAGGCGATAGACACTGGCTATGTACCACATAAATATCAGGACGCGATCCATAAGAACCTCAAGCGATTCTCGGTATTGGTTTGTCATAGACGATTCGGAAAAACCTATCTCGCTATCAATGCCTTGATTGATGCAGCACTAAGAACAAAAAAACAGAACGCCCGCTTTAGTTATGTAGCTCCTTTCTTAAAACAGGCTAAACAGGTTAGTTGGGATTATCTAAAGAGGTTCGCATTAACTGTTCCTGGATGTAAGGCCAACGAGTCTGATCTATCGGTCGACTTCCCTAATAGTTCAAGAGTAAGGCTGTATGGTTCTGATAACGGTGAAGCGATGCGTGGACTTTACTTTGATGGCGTGGTCATGGATGAGGTGGCTGATATGCGTATTGAGACTTGGCCAGAGATTATCAGGCCTGCACTAGCAGATCGCATAGGCTGGTGTTTATTTATTGGCACGCCTAAAGGACTCAATCAGTTTCATGAATTGTACCAGCACGCTGTCAATAATGACAAGTGGTATGGCGGTATGTATAGAGTAGATGAGACCGATGTATTGAGTATTGAAGAGCTGGAGTTGGCAAAAGAAACAATGACCGACAACCAGTATCGACAAGAGTTCTTGTGTGACTTTGCAGCCAGTGTTGACAATGCAATTATTACCATCGATAAGGTAACCAAGGCAGCAGCTATTATTAGAAAACAGGGCGATGTCGATGGCTCCCCTAGAGTGTTGGGTGTGGATGTTGCCCGTTATGGTGACGATAGAAGTGTAATTATTAAAAGACAAGGGCTGGCCTCATATGAACCGATCGTTTACCAAGACATCGATAACATGAGCCTAGCCGGTATGGTGGGTCAGGTTATAAACGAGTGGGAGCCAGACGCAGTGTTTATTGATGCTGGTCGAGGTGAGGGCGTAATTGATCGTCTTAGACAGCTAGGCTTTTTTGTCAATGAGGTGAACTTTGGTGGTAAGCCAACCAACCCAAGATATAACAACAAGCGTAGTGAGATGTGGGATAGCATTCGCATCTGGTTAGATGATGGAGGCTCGCTACCTAATAACACGGAACTCAAGACTGACCTATGTGTTCCTATGTATAAATTCGATGCAGCTAATCGCTTACAACTTGAATCCAAAGACGAGATCAAGAAGCGCGGTGGCCGATCACCAGACTTGGGAGATGCTTTAGCGTTGACGTTCGCGTTTCCTGTCGCACCTAAGAAGCTTGGACACCACCAACCATTAGAGTCGGTGGAGTTTGATTACGACCCTTTCAATTAATATAAGGAGAAACAGTATGTGTTTTTTTTCAAAACCAAAAGTAGCGGCACCACCGCCCCCGCCATCAATTCCAACCCCACCACCTAAACCGCCACGCCAAGCTGACCCAGCAACCAAAGCAGAACGTGCGAGAGAGAAGAAGCAACTGGCAACCCAGCAGGGCAGAAAGTCAACAATTCTAACAGGCCCTCGTGGTGATTTAAGTGAGGCTGATGTCAGTAAAAAAACCTTATTAGGAAATTAGATTATGTATCTTTTTAAAAGTTCAAATTCTGCTCGTGAGGCAGTCAAGAGGGCTGTTGACGATATTAATCGAAAGGAGGTTGCCTACAAGCTTGAACCAAATCCAAACAAAACCAAAAAGGCTCCAAGAATTGCAACCAGGGGAGTTGTTAAGCCTGGGTATTAAAACTAATTATTAGGAATGTAATATGAAAGAGACACAGCGCAGTAAGTTTGTTCGTAGATGGGCAGACATTAAAAATGAGCGCTCTACCTACTTCGGACACTGGGAAGAGTTAAGTGAATATATCCTGCCAAGGCGTGGACGATTCTTAGCATCCAAACGTAATGATGGCTCTAAGAAGAACGGCAAGATTGTCGATTCAACTGCCACTATGGCAATCCGCACCTTATCAGCAGGCATGATGAGTGGTATCACTTCACCGGCAAGGCCTTGGTTTAGATTAGCTACACCTGATCCTACGCTGATGGAGGTGGCAGAAGTTAAGCAGTGGTTGTTCCAATCTGAGAAGCGTATGCGTGAAATCTTTTCTAGGTCAAACCTATACAATTCATTACAAACTGTTTATGAAGAGATGGGTGTGTTTGGTACCGCAGCTATGCTTGTGCAGGAAGACCATGACGATGTTATTCGTTGCTATCCTTTTACGGCAGGTGAGTATGGCCTGGCTAATTCAGATCGTTTAAATGTAGATACATTTTATCGTGAGTTTCAACTAACAGTGTCGCAGACCGTGCAGTGGTTCTCTAAAGAGAATTGTTCAGATGAAGTTAATGGCATGCATAAGAATGGACAGCTAGACAAGTGGGTTGACATTATTCATGTGATTGAGCCTAACCACGCTAGAGAGACTAATAAGCGTGATTCAAAGAATATGCTTTATCGATCGGTTTACTTTGAAAAAGGTGGACGTGGAGATAAGCTGTTGGGTGATTCAGGGTATGAAGAGTTTCCAGTAATGGCTCCAAGATGGCACGTTACAGGAGTTGACATCTATGGACGCTCTCCAGCTATGGACGTGCTTGGCGATGTTAAAATGCTCCAGATTGAGCAAAAGAGAAAGGCTCAAGGTATCGATAAGATGATTAATCCGCCTATGCAGGCACCATCATCCCTTAGAGGGCAGGCAGCCTCTGTGTTGCCAGGTGGTGTCACTTATGTTGATAGTATGCAAGGCACCCAGGGAGGATTTCGTCCTACCTATGAAGTTAACCCTAGACTTGCAGAGCTGCAACAGGATATAGCTGAAACTCAAAACAGAATTCAACATGGATTCTATTCAGATTTATTCCAAATGCTAACCCTGTCCAATAGAAGACAAATTACAGCGCGTGAGATTGATGAGAGGCATGAAGAGAAGTTATTAATGTTAGGCCCAGTATTAGAGCGCCTACATTCAGAGTTGCTTGATCCTTTGATTGACCGTACCTTTAATATTATGATTCGTAACAACCTAGTGCCACCGGCTCCAGAAGAGTTAAACGGTGTTGATCTTAGGGTTGAATATATCTCAGTTATGGCTCAAGCTCAAAGAGCTATTGGTACTGGAGCTATTGAAAGGCTGGCCGGCTTTGTTGGTAACTTAGCGGCAGCTAAACCTGAAGTATTAGATAAGTTTGATGCTGATCAGTCGGTTGATGAATATGCAGAAATGCTAGGAGTACCACCTAAGATTGTGGTTTCTGATGATGATGTTTTAAGTTTAAGGGAGCAAAGAGCACAAGCCCAGCAACAGCAAATGCAAGCAGCACAAATGCAACAGGGAGCCGATGTAATTAATACTGGAGCGCAAGCGGCCAAGGTTTTATCGGAGGCTGACACAGAAGGTAACAATGTTCTGAGTAATATTTTAGGCGGCATGCAATAGTTAGCGCAAGGTAAGTTGTATTTTTTATGAGATATTGTAATTGTGAAAAAAGAATTTAATGCATCTGACGAGCAAGAAGTTAAACGTGCAAAAGCTAACGACAAGAACAAGCGCGGAACTGAGCTAGATGATCTACGACAACTGCTATCTACGAAGTGGGGTCGTAGGCTTATCTGGCGTATCTTGGAAAAGACAGGTCAGCATAGAACCAGTTTTACTGGCAACAGCACCACCTTCTTTAATGAAGGTCAAAGAAACATAGGGCTGTGGTTAGTAGATGAAGTGTTATTGGCAGATACTGAAAAGTATTTGTTGATGATTAAAGAAAACAATAAAGGAGAACAAAATGCCTGATGAAGACACTTTGCTGACACAGACTAACACCAATGCGGAAGAGGTCGTTGAACAGCAGGCAGAAAATTCTACTCCAAGCCAGGATGAAGCACAAATGCAAAATCCTCCTGATGAGGAGCAGAGTAAAGCTGCACAAACTGAAACTGAAGAATCAAATGAGGATGACCAGGAGGCGGGTGCCCCTGATGAATATTCAGATTTTGAAGTACCTGAAAGTTACAGTATAAACGAGGAAACACTGTCGGATTACCAGCAGTGGGCTAAAGAAAACAACCTAACCCAAGAACAGGCCCAGGCGGGCGTGAATATGGTTACCAAAATGCGTGAAAACGAGGTATCACAATGGGTTGAGCAGCAAAAGGCTTGGGTAAGTCAAGCGAAGACTGATACCGAGATTGGTGGCGATGACTTCAATAAGAATGTCTCAACCGCAGTCAAGGCTAGGGACTCGTTCGGTACGGCTGAGTTTAGTACGATGCTTGATGTATCAGGACTGGGTAACCACCCAGAGATGATCAGGTTTCTTAACAGAGTGGGTAAGGCAATCTCTGAGGATAGGGTAGTTGTTAGCGGTGCTAACGCCAGCCAAAAAACTCGTGAGAATGTTCTATATCCATCAATGAAATAATAATAAAAGGAGTAAATAATGGCAACATTATCAACAACAAACCCGACTTTAGCCGATGTGGCTAAACGTCAAGATCCAGACGGTAAGATCGACACTATTGTCGAATTACTATCTGAAACTAACGAGTGCTTATTAGATATGGCCTTCCTTGAAGGAA